CCCAGTTAATGATTCCTTCGCAATCCGCCGAATCTGCATTTGGCAGAACCGCTTTGATCATATTATCGTTCTCGCGCTGCGTTTTAACCCACGAAACAATGTCATTGGTTTTTCCGTCCGTCTCAACCGTCGGAATCGCAAGCCACTGGAAGGTTTCTGTCTCCAGATAACTCAGCATATCCGTATACAGCTGGTCTGCCTCTTCCGTTGCCGACATTACGTAAACAATCACTTTCAACGGCGCAGTGCTATACCCCTTCAAGCAGTCCTTGACGTACTGCTTATTGGCCTCTGACCATCCCGCCGGAATTCCAGTCACATCCCGGATGGTATAAACTTCCGGAGCTCCTTTGATACTGGCATCTCTGAACACCAGCGCAACAATTCCTCTCGCCCCCCGCTCAATCATGCTCGCTGCCTTTTCCACGAACGTGATCGAAATACTTGGTGATAATAACTTAGCCATTTATTCTCCTTTCGCCTTAAGCTCGGTGTGTAAATGTTCCATTGTTTCCTCTTCTGGGCGCTTCTGTGTGCTTTCCCACCAGTCCAGCGCAAACGAAATCTGCAGGATATTATTCTTTTCTCCGATATACTCATGAGCATATCGAAGCACCTGCAACTGTCTCTCATTCACACAGAGATTCATTCCCAGCTTTTCCTCTATTTTTTCCGCTTTGAAAAGGTTATCCACCTGGTTGGAGATTCTCTGCACATACGTAATCATGACGCTGCAGGACTTATTCATCATATTTTTCGTCTGCCGGTTTACCCCCGCCGGAATACACTCAACAAAAAAATACGGCGGTACCGCTTTATCCACGGTATCATTGCCGTATCTTGTAATTTCCGGATAGATCTCCTTTAAAATATTATTTACGGTGCGGATGATGTCCGCATATGTTACATCAGACATTCTCCGCCTCCTTTACCGCATGATCCTTTGATTCCGTACACATGAGTTCAAGATAATAATTATCTTCCAGAGGATTCGTGATGTAGTTGATCTGAAACTGCCGTCCTTTATAGCTCACCACGTCTTTTTCTGTCACGTCTGTGTACCGGATTGTGATCTTGTACATCAAATCATTGATGTTTTTATAATATTCGAGCTGCTCCTTGCCTCGTACCGGCCTAAGCTCCGCCCAACAGGATTTAAGTGGAGCCAAGGTGTTGACCGTATTTCCGAGCTCATCTTCGCTTTCCTGATAGCGCATGATCGTCACCCGGTGTTTCAAGCGCCCCGGATTGATTCCTTTGACCTGGCTCAACTCTCCGCCTCCTCCTGCTTCAAGCCATATTTCATCCGGAGCTGCAGAATCATGGACTGGAAGGTATACTCGATCCGCTTCTTGACCTGCTGCTCTGACTGCATCAGTTCCCGGTTATCATACATATTCTGCACGACCGCCGCCAGGAGAACCTGGGCGGTTGAATCCGTATCATCATACTCACCAACTGCTGATCGGATAAATTCTTTTCCAGCGTCTATCATAGTCCGAAGCAGGCTATCCTCTTCGTCTCCGTCAATTCGGAGGTAACTTTTGATATCTTCCAGTTCCATCACTCATCACTCCTTATGATCCGGATACAGTGGCATCATCCACCGTAATTACACCGTTTTTAAACGCCGCCTTATCCTTTGCTTTGACATCCATACGCAGAATGCCACGGAACAGGGTCATATCCTGCTCATACGCATTGAAACCAGTTACAGAAGCCACATTTGATGCCAGAATAGAAAGCTTCTGACGGTCAAAAATCTTAACACCTTCTTTCAGGTCGCCGCAAATCATCGGGATTCCTCTCTTCTTTGCTGTTGCCGCATTCGATTTAAGAATGGAATTCGGAATTACCGCCAGCGGAACATTCGTGGCTCCTACAGCCAGCTGATATTTAAGCGGGGATGTCGGATCCATGTTCGGTTTTAAGAGATATCTGCCATTCGTATCCTTTAAGGTATCCAGCCAGTTTAAACCATCATCATTTGTAACGATCTTAGAAGTTCCTGCAAAAGCAGAGCCAATCGTCACTGTAAGCAGCTTTTTAATTCCGGCCAGATTGCTTAATTCGGTGGCTGCGTCAGCCTGCAGGACTCCCAGAATCAGACGGTTTTTTGTAGCAATGTCCTCTTCACCCAGCCACCGGATCAACGTATTTGTAATATTGGCATCCGAATCTGCCAGCAGTTCACTGGTTACCGGCATCCAGCCCGCGTATTTCTTAATTGTGTACTCGAGCAACTCGAAGGTCGGTCCTGGAACGTTCGCAATCTTTCCACCCTCAGCAACCTGGGCAAATCCAGTATGGTCTGCTCTCGACTGGTAGGTGCGGCGGCCGCTATCTGTAGATACAGACTCCGTATCTACCAGAGACTCCATTGAAAATCTTGCTTCTTTATAACGGATGATCTCTGTTTTGATATCATCCGGAACTGTATAACCGCCATCCGTATTCGTTCCTTCTGTATTCGCTTTTGCATTTCTAAAGTAATGACGTGCCGCATCCGCGAACTCATGAATCGCATGATTTTTGTTGATGTTTACTGGATGCACTCCAGACGGCTCTGCTGTCGGCTCGATCGGCTCCGCTACCGGTTCCTGATCCAGAACGTCTTTTAACAGGTCAAATTTGTTCTGCATCTTCTGGAGTTCTTCCTTGGCCGTCTTTGCCTCCTCCAGCTTTCCAGCATTTGCCAGGTCTACTACTTTCTGTTTCTGTGCGTTGATCTGGTTTAACAGTTCAAGTAATTTCTCATTCATACTTTATCTCCTTTCACACCCCATATAAATCAAGGTCTTTTAACAGATTTTCTTTTTCTTCTTCCAGGGCTTTTTCTTTTGCCTTTGCATCCTGGAATTCTTTCAGCATCTCAGGCGTTACCGCCATCATGCTACACGCATTGGTAAATGAAGGGGCATCTACCGCAACAGCATCCACAAATCCAAGCTCGACCGCCCTTTCGGCCGTCAACCACGTTTCCTTGTTCATGAGCTGCAAAATCTCATTCTTTGGCTTCCCAGTCTTTACGACATACGCATTTGCAAGTGCTTCATCGTAAGTTCGAAGCGTCTCCGCCATCTTTTCCATATCCTGATGATTTCCGGACACACAGCCCGCTGATACACAATGAATCATCAGCATTCCAACCGGCGATATGGTACTGTGTCCGGCCATCGCAATCACTGAAGCAGCGGATGCTGCCATTGACTCCACTTCGATATCAACATCATTTCGGTTCCGCAGCATAGAATACATTTCCTGCCCAGCCATGACCTCACCGCCTCCGGAATTGATTTTCACCTGCAGGCGGTCGCCCTTCGGCAGCTCTGCCAGTGCCTTCTGGACATCTCCAGGCGTGGAACATTCGATTCCAAACCAGTCATAGATCTCTTTCCAGTCATTTCCCACAATGTCGCCATTTATTTTTAAAACCACTATTCCTTTCCTCCTTTCCCATTCACTCCATATGCCGCGCCGACCGAAGTCAGTGGAACATAGTTGCCATTTACAATCAATATATCTCCGCCCTCCTTTGACGGAAGATCCAGATAATGCCTGCCTTCGTTTGGCGTGTAAACGCCATTCTGTATAGCTGAAGTAATCACCTGCATCTGTGATTCAGCATTTGCTCTCAAGAGGACCTTTTCGTTGAATTTGAACAAAAATCCTTCCGACCGCTCTTTATGCGTCAAACATTTGTAGTTAATCTCCTGCTCATACATCGTGAGCCGAAACAGCATTGTATCAACTAAAAAAGCCAGCTGCTGCGTTTCTGAGTTCGCATAGCTGGATTTCTCGTAATCATTGATCTGATTCGGTTTGACACCAAATGCCGCTGCAATCTGGAGTGCTGTGTATTTGCGCATCTCGTAATACTGAGCATCAGTCAGCTTATAAGTCAAGGGCTGCAGTGTAAATCCAACCGGAATTGCCACCACTTTTCCCGCATTCTTGACTCCTGTAAGCAGGTCATTATATTTTTTCTGCAGCTTTGCCCGGAGCTTATCATCAAGCTCTCCTGTGTACTGCAGTGTACTAGATGCAGTCATGCCGCTTTTGTACAGCTCATTCAAGTAGGACTGAGAATATCCAGCACTTCCGACCGTAGTCTTTAGGATGTCCTGCACCGATTTTCCCATAATTCCGTCCCAGGTTAGCCAGGTTTTAAAATGCAAAACACTGTCATGACGGTATACATAGTCCTGTCCGGTCTTAGGGTCTGTATAGTGATAATACAGCTGGCCCTTTGATCCAAATATTCCGGCATCATCCATCAGAACATCTACACATTCTGACTGCATCGGCCAGAACCCTTTTACTACAATATCACCGCCATACCGTCCTTTTTTGACATACGTTGTCTGAATCCATACATAAGCATTGCCGTAATGTTCGCAGTTTGCCTCCAGCACTGACCAAAAGGTTGCCGGAGACATAAACGGATTCGGTCGGTGCATCAGCATATCAGCCGCATCGTTAGTCGGTGCCCGAACTCTTCCTCCGCTCTCATCTTCCT